TTTCATTCCTGGAGAAGCGTCGGGCTGAGATGGGCAAGGCATCAAGGATGAAGGAAGAGGGGACAAGGCGCGAAATTCTGGACGATGAGGAAAACTTCTAAGTCTTCTTCAGAGATAACCGTATACAATCAGCCCGATTGCATACTTCCAAAATCCTTCTTTGAGGGAAGGTTCATACCAAATCTTCATCCGGAGTCACTGGACTATGTGCAATGGTGGGAAGAACAAACTCGCCGTTGTCTGGAAGGATGGTCGGACGGCGGATATTCCGTTACGCCCGCTTATTACTATCATCTTAATTTCAAGAAGATAAACATGCTTGACATCAAGACCAATCAGGTCATTGTCGAGCATCCGTATTATTCCTTTGAGGACCAGCAGCTGTTTGAGGATATACACTGGTGCAGGTCAAACGGCAATGACGGCATCATGCTCATAACTGGCCGGGGATTCGGAAAGTCTTTCAGTGTCTCTACAATAGTGGAGCATGAATTCACATTCAAGGATGTGAGTGAATCAATCATCAGTGCATCAACGGAAAGGTTTGCCGCACTGCTGTGGGAAAAGATAGAGATGGGATTGAACTCACAGCCGGCAGAGATACGCCGGTCCCTGCTTAAGGATACCAGTGTTCTGAAACAGTCGGGATACAGCATGCGTGACGAGGAGACCAACCGGTTTGTGAATATGGATTCCGCATCCATGATACGAAAGGTGGTCTATGACTCTGATGCGGGCAAGACCCGGGGTACACGTCCCAACATACATGTATTTGAGGAAGTTGGTTCGTGGACCGGAGCAGCCTCACTTATTGAATGCTTCAAAAAGACACAGCCTTCCTGGAGACGGGGTTCCATTAAAATGACATTTGCAATGTTCATCGGAACGGGTGGTGAAATGGATTCAGGCGGTTCAACCGATGCAAAGGTCATGTTCAACAATCCGGAGGAGTACGGATTGAGGGGTTATGAATACAAGGAGCGGAAGATAGGAAAGTTCATTCCTTCGTATGCAAAATATACCGGCTTTTATGAGAAGTCCGGAGTATCTGATGTGGAAGGAGCAAAGGCGGACCTTGACCGCCAGCGCGAGAAAGTAAAGGCAAATGCCGAACTATACAGGCAATTGTCTTCTGAGTTTCCGTATGACCCGGATGAAGCATTTCAGGTATCGGGTCATGGTGTGTTTCCAATTGATATATTGGAGAGACGTTATTCCGAGATAGAACGCAACCCTGCAATAAAGAACATGGTGCAGCGGGGAAATCTGGAATGGGAACGTGATGGAAGCAAGATAACTGGTGTGCGGTGGGAGCAGGACCCGGAAGGAGTATTTGAAATACTTGAGCATCCGGCATGGTCACGCAAGGACTGGAAGCATGGCAGGGTGAATCATCTTTATGTCTCAGGCTGCGACTCGTTTGATGCTGTTGCGGAAGATGACCGTAAGATGAGTGAGTCGGAAAGAAAGAATCGCAAGTCACGCGGAGCCAATATTGTATATAAGCGTTTCTTCAATGCAAGCGAGACCTCAAGGGTATTTGTGGCAAAGCTTGTTCAGCGTACTGATGATGCAACTGATTTCTATTGGAACACCATTAAGCTGAATATGTATTATAATTCCAAGATACTGGTCGAGTATACCAAGACCGGTATCCTGCAGCATTATATCACAAACGGGTTTGAGTATATGTTGCATCGCCGGCCCAGACTGGATTCAACAGTGGTGAAGGAAAGCCTGACCACCAACAGATATGGGATTTCAATGCCATCCGAGGTGAAAAGACACGTGATATCGCGATTGGTTTCATACGTGCGCACGGATGCCGACCAGATATTCTTCACCTCCCTTATCAGGGACATGCTTGGTTTTACCTTTGAAGGACGTGACAAGAATCAATATGACGAGACAATGGCCGCTGCAATAACCATTGTCGCAGACGATGATATGTTTAAAATTGCAGCAAAAGCGGCAGAATCGAGTGCAGTGCACTTTCCGAAATTTATTCGAGATTCCAAAGGAAATCTTGTGTTTAATTAAAAATGTTTACATTTGCCTAACTTCGAGATATGAATGGTCAATTTACCCAACCGGTTTCCTCACCCCGGTCATTCTCATACGGGTTCAAGCCCAAGCAGAATGTACCGGAGTCGCAGAAAAACGAAGAGTGGGCATCTGAGAACGTAGACTGGTGTATTTCAATGTCACCGATGTGGTGGCGTACGAAGTCTGATGAATTCTATAATCTTTATAATGGAGTTCGTTCAGAAGAACAATTTGAACATTTGACCCGCACGTATGGGATTGAGTTCCCCGCGGGAAAGATAAAGCACATTCCGCTTACCCGTCCGCTTATTAACCGTATTCTGTCTGAAGCTGAAGAACGTCAGTTTGAATTCTCTGCACATTCTGAGGACAACGAATCAACTGAAGAGAAAATCCGCAATGTGTCTTCTCAATTGCTGAATGAAATCACGGAAGTGATTAAGTCAGGCGAGGATGTGGACAAGGCGATGGAGCGTCTTGAGCGTTATTATCGTCAGGAGTACAAGAGCGAGTCTGAAATTGGAGTGCAGCATTTTCTGCATCAGTATATGCTTAAGCATCGTCTTGACCGTAAGTTCTCTGAGAACTTTTTGGACAAGATGATTGTCGGCCGGGAGTATTACAGGGTCCATGTCAACCGTATCGGTGAGGACCCCCGGTATGAGGTAGTAAAGGGGGATGAACTGTTCTATGCAGACAATCAGGTCAAGTGGGTGAACGAGTGCGACTGGTGCGTGCGCGTACGCCTGATGACCCCTACCGAAATCATCGACACCTTTGGTGAGCGGATGAAAGAGGATGACGTCAAGAAGATTGAGACATGGCTGAACATGTATCATAAGAATGCCTTCTATCGTCTGAATAACCCTTCTGAGGCCGATAACCTGCTCAATGACCAGTCCAAGGCATTTGTAAATGCCGCAGTAAACCACAAATTGGCGGTTTATTATGTGGAATGGAAGTCCATTCGCAAGATTCATTACCTCAAGAATGAGAACAAGTATGCTGAGGACGCTCCGTTCATTAAGATATTGAGCAATGAAATCCTCAAGCAGCTTCCCAGTAGCCGGAAAAAGTTCGTTCAGACGGGCTATATACAGGATTTGTGGTCCGGCGTGCGGGTAGCCGATGATATCTATATTGACCTTGGCAAGGTTCAGCATCCCGTACGGTCAATGTCTGAGCCAAGCAAGGTTTATCTGTCCTTTAACGGCTTGACTTTCAATGGGAAAGTGAAGCCCTATTCACTTATTGGTGAAACCAAAGACCTTCAGGACCTTTATGATGTCCTGCACTTCCATAAGGAAAACCTGATTGCCCTATCGGGTGTTAGGGGTTCTTATATGGATTTGTCACAGCTGCCGGATTTCAAAACCGGCAATCCTGCTGACAATATCAAGATGTTCATGTACTACAAGAAGCTGGGTACGGCCTTTATCGACCGCTCGAAAGAGGGTGCTGACCGTACATTCAACCAGTTTCCGTCTTACGATGAAACACTGGGTGCAGGGCTCCAAGCAATTCTGTCAATGATTCAGCACATTGAGGATGTCGCCGGTCGAATTGTGGGTGTCAATCGGCAACAGCTTGGGGCCACCCAGTACTTTGATGGAAAAGCGACAATGCAGCAGGCTATTCAGAACTCTTCAATGGTTACTGAGTATCTGTTCAATGAGCATGATGAATTTGTTGAGCGTGCATTGACTGATCTGGCCAATGCTGCCCGCGTGGCCTATAAAAACGGATTGGTCGGACATTATACTGACGCAAAACGTCAGCAGCAGATATTCAAACTGGATGAAGGGAATTTTCCTTTTGCCGACTGGGGTATTCACATTACGAATAAATCTTCTGACCGTCGTTCTGTTGCAGAGTTGAAGGCAATGTCAGCAGAACTCATCAAGCAGGGAATGCTTCAGATTGAAGATGCCCTGCCGCTGTTCAAGAAGACAGGACTTGCTGAAATCATCCGCGACATTGAGATTTCTGTTGCCAACCGCCGTATTCAAATGGAGGAACAGCAGGCTCAAATGCAGCAATTGCAGGCACAGCTTGCACAGGCCAAGGGCGAGGCTGAGATACAGAAACTCAAAGCACAGTCTGCCGAGATTCAGGCAAACAT